ACCACGACCCGAAAGGTACTCGGTACGAGCTGTGCGGCGATGTGCGCCATTTCTACGACAGCCTGAAACCGGAGGTTGTGATGGGCCGTATGCGCTGCCTGATTAAAGACCGGCGCGTCCTCGACCTGATTTGGCGCATTGTGAAAGATGGCGTCCGTATCGGCTCTTATACCTCGCAGTGGTTCGCAAACACCGTTTTGCAGCCGCTGGACCAGATGATCCGTGACAGCGGTCTGTGCGCCCACTATGTCCGGTACATGGACAACCTCACGGTATTCGGTCCGAATAAGCGAAAGCTGAAAAAGCTCCGGCTCCTCATTGAGAAATGGCTGACGGAGCATCAGCTTAAACTGAAAGGCGACTGGCAGATATTTCCGATTGCCCGCGTAAACCCGAAAACGCCGCTGGAACCACCGAGGCGCGGATTTGCGAGGCAAAAGAGCCGTTTGCCAAACGCCGTAGGGTATCGGTACGGTCGGGGCTTCACAATTCCGCGCAAGCACAATCTCCTGCGCATCAAACGGGCGATTGCCCGATACCGCAAGAGAAAGAGACAAGGCAAGCGCATCATGGCAGGAGCGGCTGCGAGCCTGATTTCAAGGCTCGGACAGCTGAAACACTGCAATAACTACAACCTTTACCGGCTTCTGTATAAAGGCGAACGCCTTGTGCGTGACCTGAAAAGAATCATCCGTCAAAAGCAGCGAAAGGAGGAACTGACGTGGAGTATGTATTTGGAACGCAGGAAGACATCGAAGTCCTCAAGACAAAGGGCAGTGAGCATTCCGATTTGACCGGGTTTCACCAGATTGAGCGGAGCTATCCCGACCAGACCGTGACAGACTGTTTCCGTGTGGTCCGAAAGCTGGACAGCTTGGAGGACGGCGAGGGAAACTGCTACGACTGGTACGAGATTGACCGGCACTACCGGTTTACCGATAAGACCGGCCCCGTCGCCCAGCAGCTTGTGGAGAGCACTGCCGCATTGGAGGACGCCCTGTGCGAGTACGACGAGCTTGCCGGCGCACGGATGGGCGAAATCGAAGACGCCATGTGCGAGCAGGACGACGCAAACGATGTGCGTATCA